CCTAAGGGATTAGATATAGACCCTATAGCGGCTGGTTTTGGCACTAATAGATCTTCAGCCCCAGTTAGAGTGGCGGAACACACCCCGCATCGACTTATCCCTAAAGTTGGACAACTAGTATGGGTTATGTTTGTTGCGGGAGACCCTGAGTACCCAGTATGGATAGGAGTGCAATGAGCAGCGCTATAAACTACCCCTATACTTTATCCCCAGATGGGGCTGTAGAAATTACAGAACGAGCTAGTAAAATTTGGTTAGACCGCCTATTAACTCTACTATCGACAAATGTAGGACAACGACCAATGCTTACATCCTATGGCACAAACCTTATGCAAGCATTATTTGAAAACGAAAATGTTTTAGACACCTCTATAAAGCAGGCGGTAAGCACCGCGGTAAGAGTCTGGTTGCCAGAAATTAAGATACAGAGCATCTCAACTCTACTTCCAGAATATGGCGGGCAAGCTCAGGTAACTATTACTGTAATGCTTCCAGACAGTACAATAAAGACCTTAGATGTAAGTAGTGCACTATTCAGTTCTGATGGAACAGTAACGGCGGTTAGGTAATATGGCATACGACAGTTCAAATTTAAATAATATGGCCCAGATTGACTACACTTCTAGAGATTTTGCGGCCCTTAAGACTGATCTTATAAACTTAATTAGTTCAAGAACAGGTAAAGCTTGGGATACCGCAGACCCTTCCGATTTAGGCTCCGTTCTTGTAGAAGCATTTGCCTATATGGGAGACATAATGTCTTACTATCTAGACCGAGTAGCTAATGAGTCATCAGTAGAAACTGCCGTAAAACGGGAAACTCTTTTAAATTTTGCAGCTTTGTACGGATACAAACCTTCTGGACCTACTCCAGCTACAGTAAACGTGCTTTTTACAAATACTAGCGCTGCCCCAATAGACATTCCTATTGGAACTCAAATAATGGCCCCATTAACATATGGCCCGTATACAGAAGTTTACTTTGAAACTACTCAGTCTGCGACACAGCTAGCTGCCTCAGCAACAATTACTCTTACCGCAAAAGAAGGTAAGACAGTAAATACTGATCGTCCCGACTTAATTAATCCAGTTAATAACAAGCCATTACCAGCAAGTCTTGGGTCGTCTACAGGTGAGTCAAGCCAAGAAATAATAATTCCTGACTTTGGCCTTGTAGATAGCTCACTTATTGTGTATGTAGGGCAAGGAGCTGCATTTGCTGCGTGGTCTTATGTTGACACTCTTTCTGAGTACGGCCCAACAGCCCTAGTGTTTACAACTTCTCAAAATGCAGATGGAAGTTTAACAGTTATATTTGGAGATGGGGTTAATGGCGCAGTTCCCCCTACAGGACAACTTATAAGTGCCTCGTATAAAACAAGTCTTGGTGCCGCAGGAAATGTGATATCTAGTGCTATCACTGAAGTTACTTTTATTCCCGGAAATATAGATCCCGAAGCAGTCTCTTATCTGTCTGTAACAAATGATGCTTCAGCTATTGGCGGAGCAGATGCGGATAGTTCAGATCAACTACGTACAAAGATTAAATCAGCAATTTCTGCCCGCAGACGTGCAGTAACCCTAGAAGACTACGAATTTTTAGCAAATCAAACTCCACAAATTGGTAGAGCTAAAGCAATATCTTCTATTTACAGCTCAGTAACTTTGTACATACAGACTCAAAATGATGGAACTAATACTCCCGGAATTGCGGGAGGATCACCAACCTCTACTTGGACTACTCTTCAAAGCAATGTTCAAAAATACTTATCTGATAAAATTCCTGTAGGAACAACATTAACTATTGTTCAACCTACATATGTGCCCGTATACGTATCTATGAACGTAGTTGTTGGGGCCGCTTTTAAACGAAACACTGTAAAACTAGATATTGCCAAGGCTTTTTTAAACGCCGGAGGCCTATTTTCTTACGAAAGTAATACTTTTGGAAGAACTATTGCCCTGTCCTCTGTTATATCAAAAGCAGCTGGAATTGCAGGCGTAGAATCAATAACTTTAACTAAGTTAAACACAGATAATGGCTCTGGTGTAGCTACAATAACCCTTGCAGCAAATCAGATCCCTTATCTGCTGCCAACAGCATTAATAATTACGCCAGACGGCGGATTGCTCTAAGGATAGGTAGGTAAAGTAGTGTCTCAATTTTTTCCAGTAAATATTAGGCCTTTTACAAACAAGGTTGACTTAGTTGACACTGTCCTTGCGGACCACATAAACGCACTTCAAAATGAAGTTAGAGGAATATCAATAGCTCTTACAGGAAACCCAAGCACTAATATTCTTACTTCTTCTTTTGGCGGCACATTTACTTCAGCTACCACATCTTGGGTCTCTATAGACGAGCGTTTAAATAATATTGAGGCGGGGTTAGTTAGCGGCACTGGTGCATCAAGCCCCTACGTAAAAAAAGTTGGAGATTCTATTCAACCTCCTTCTGGAACTGTAGCTTTAGTTGTAAAAACTACTGCGGGAACTGCTAATTTATTTGAAGGCAGGGCATCTAACGACGCTCTAGGATTTAATTTAAACAGCTTAGGAATTCCTAAAGTTGGTACTGCAAACGTGCTATATGTAGGAAGCTCAGAATACACAGACCTAAATACTACAGCTACATCGGCTCTTGAGCAAGCACAGGCAGTTAGATTTGACCCTTTTCTACTAGCTGGGATGTAACCTAATAGATGGCTAAATATTCGTTTACGCAATATGGGTCCCCTAAATACGGCGAAATAGAAAACAACCGTGTTTTTTATAACGTTGGCCTTACTGCCTGGTCGTATGAGTATCAGGCTATATCCTTAACTTGGGGATCTGTAATTACCGATCCCCTGGACCCTCCCCCAACGCACTGGAAACTAATTAAATCTTTTTCTGGGGCACCACTAACTCCGTATGACGGAATTTCTGTAGATGAAGATGTAATAAGCTCTTATCGCCTATCTAAAATAGACGTGCAAACTTTAGAGCAAAACTCTGAAATTACGTATTCATTTTGGATATTTAACGGAACTAAGTGGATAAACTGTGGAGACACAAAAGCTTTAGCTGTAATTAATACAGACACTATAAATAAAGTCAGTAAGTGGATACCTAGAGTATGGCTTAACAATATTTATGGTGAAGGAGACTCAGTTGGAGAAACAGAGTCAACTAATGAGCTATACAAAACTCTATCTGCTTATTCTTTTGCCTACGATCGACTTCGTGCCGAAGCGCAGATTTTAGAAAAAAGCTCAAATTTTAAAAAAATATCTACAGCCCTATTGCGTAATAAAATTCAAGATTTAGGGTTTGAATATGAACCTACTTTGGGAGATACCTACCATAGATCTCTCTACAAAGCTGGAAATATAATTAATGCTTCTAAGGGAACTTCTAAAGGAATATCTACATACACAACAGCCTTAACTCATTGGGATACTAGTATAAGAACTGGCCACAATTTAATGTTAGATTACAACGACTCTTCTTTTGAAGAGTCTATTGGCCGTTGGACAAATGTTATTCAGCCCTCAACTGGGTCCGGGTATAGCTCCTCTACGTTTCACGTTGGGTGGACATTAACACAGCAAAAATACTCCACATCTTTAGCTGATATAGGGGTAGAGATAACTCCGCCTACCGGAAATTTTTATGACAATATTTATCCGCCAAGAACTGTTGGATTTATGAAATTAAGCAGGGGCTCTACGGGAACGTCTGATAAACAAGCAATTGCTTTAGTAGGGTGGAACACCGCCATATCTGCAAAATCTTATGGCATACCTATTAAGGCAGGAAAAGCATATACCTTTACTGGTTGGGTTAGGTCTAAAGCTGCAAGAACGTCTGCTACTGCTACGTACCCAAATTTATTAGGACAGTTTGTTTATTTTGATAAAGATGGGGTTAGAATTAGTGCGACTACTCTTTCAGGACAGGTTACAGAAATAACTAACTCTTGGGCTTATTTTTCTTGTAAAACTCCTTCAAATGAACTTCCGCCAGAAAATGCGGTATACGCGGGCGTAGAAATACTTTTACAGGGCGTTCCTGCCAGCACCGATCTTTTATTTGATATGTTTCAAGTTGCTGAAACTGAGTATAGTCTTGAATATCAAGACGCTAGAAAAGTCATAGTAACAATTGCTGGAGAAAAAGAAAATATTCTTCCTAACCCTGGATTTGATAATAGTACTGCTAACTGGTTAGCACTAAACGCTACAATATCCCAAGACTTTAATCCCCCATCTGCATCAAAAATTTTTGGTTCTGCGGTTGCAAAAGTAAAGGCTACCTCTACTGGCACGGCAGCTTTTGTTTCTGATTGGGTACCTGTTGTTCCTGGAGCAAATTACACTTTTAGTATTTATGCTAGTGGCGCTACTCGCGCAGTAAAAGCAAGAATTGAGTACTCCTCACAACAATCAGATTATGATCAAGTTACTATTCTTAGTGATGTAAATGGTCAGTATTACCCTATAACCCCTTATTATGTTGATTCTGAAACGGTAACGCTTACTTCTACCGCTCAAAGACTGTCAGTTACGTCAGTAGCACCAGTACAAACTAAAGACTCCGGGACACCTTTAGCAAAAGTATCTGTGTATACAGAAGCCGCGACAGCTAATGATGTGTTTTATTTTGATGCGGCTTTGTTGCAGCAAACACCTTCGGTTGATTCATTTTTTCAAGGAAATGGGGCACCTACCCCAACAAACCCAAATACCTCTACTTTTTACGTGCCAGCAGATTGTCACTGGGAAATTAAAAATGTAGTTAATTTTGTATCTAATCCTTCTTTAGAAGATACTACAGGTTGGACTGCTGAAGCAGGGACTACCTTTACGTCTGTAAGTGAAATATCTCCAGCCTTATACGGATCTAAACAAGGAAAAGTAAGCAAAGCTGGTGGAGGATCTATATCTACAATAATTACACTTCCAAACGCAGCTGTTGGTGGGGAAGACATAGTTGTGTCAGCATATGTAAGAAATAAAGCTGGCACGTACTCAATTTCTACAAATGGGCAAACAACAAATACATTTGAAGTAGAAGAAGCTAATAAAGATTATTGGACAAGAATCCATGTTACTAGAATTGCAGCTGTTGGAGAAACTACTTTTACGTTAACTATATCTTTATCTACAGGATCTAGCTCTGCTGCCGTATTTTATATAGATGGGGTTCAAGCAGAACTAGGAAGAGTACCATCAAAGTTTGTAGACCCTGCAGGTTCTGGGGTAGTAACTCGTCCAAATACTGGGGACATAACTAAAAATATGTATCTTTCTAGAGAAGAAAGTCAGCACGGAGGAAAGAGTAATTATTGGTCTAATTACTACGAAAAGTATACTAGGTTGTTCTATACGTTACCAAAAGTTCTTCCACAAGGAAGTAGCTGGTGCATAGAAGCAGGAAAAACAACTATTCCATACCCAGATCTTGAAACTTCCTTGATTCCTTCAGCATCATTTGAAAAAAATTTAGGGTCTTGGTCTGGAGTCTCAGCTAACCTATCAAGAACAGTAACTCGCGGCATTTTATTTGAGGGAAACTGCACACACGGAACAGCGTTCTGTAAAGTAACAGCAACTGCCGCAAGTACGTTTGGTATTACCACAGCGCAGAGTCCTTTATTAGGTTTACGTGGCTACTACGCATCAATTGCCGTAAAACCAGAAAACTCTAACTCCGCCGGCGTCTACACCCTAAGCGTAAAATTTTATGATGAATTTGACGTATTAATAATTACTAAAACTGCCGTAGCCACAGTAACTGATACAACTCGTTGGGCTTATATAGCAACTAATGTTGCCGCAGAAGACACTGCTGGAGCTTCTTATGCCGTACTAAGGGTAACTTGCGCCACTACCGCCACAGCTGCTATAGGTCAAGCCTTCCATATTGACAGGGTTGTTTTTAGAGAGTAGCCTCTGGCCTATGACAAATGTTGTTATAGCTGCACTAGCAACTGCCTGTGTTTTAACAGCAGTTGAAGGACTTATAATATCTATCGGAAAGTGGCGTGGCTTACTAGCTTCAGCCATAGCCGTACCTTCTTCCATAATCTTAGGTGTTTCGGGGCTACCCCTTTTGATTTATTGCTTTGCCTCAACGTTCTTAGGTCTAACTATGTCCTTACTGGTAGAGCAGGTTTTCACGGGATCATCAGTCCGTGAAATGCGCGGTTTGCCAAAGAGGGTAGATCGGATATAAGATTTTTGTAGAGGGGGATCTACATGCAATCACCATATTCTAATCCATATCTATCACTACGCGCTCGCGGGCTCTATGCGTTTTACATAGAGACTGGCAGAGTTTTATCTGCCGATGAAATATCTACAGCAGTCCCTGAAGGTCGGGACGCGATCCGTTCTGCCATGAAAGAACTCAAAGATGCGGGCTACATAAAAGCCGTAAAAGCACAAGTTGGGGGTCAATGGCGCACTACTTTAAAGTTCACCGACGACGGATTATCAGGCGTCGGTAATCCAGGCGCTCTATATAGCTTACTTAATACTAATGATATAACTACTAGTCTAAATGTATTAGAAGTACTACGTACTTCTAATACTTCAGCTGCGCTGAAACCGAAGGAAGGAATCGAAATGGGCTGGCCAAACCTAGATGAGAATTTACCAAAGAAGAGATCTGATATTGACGAGGCTCCAGGGGCTGTTGGCAAGATTGAAGACAAGAAGGCAATGCGTAATGCCAAATACAAGAAAACTAAGTTTGAGGCTGTACCAGCAAGCATGCGTAGGTATGAGCGCCCAGAAGAAAGCTGGAACTCAAAAGATCTTGTCTCAGAGTTTTACGACCTAGTCCGTGAAAAAGCTTCCGGCATTCCAGGTCAGATTAACGGCGAGCAGTTAGCAAAGTGGATTAATAAAACTATCTCAGAGTCTGATGCAACAAATCTTTCAATTCTAAAAGCAATCCGTGTGTTCTTTGCCGATCCTAGGCTTTTGAATGATGCCGGCATAGGTCAACCGATATGGCGCAGGTTTATTGCCTTCTACCCGACTATCCACGGAATTACTTCTCGAGTTGCAGAAACTGATTTTGTGGACGAAGATGCTCTTGCTAATCAAGAACGTATGTTAAAACTGTTGGAGGGCAAATGAGCTATAACTTAAAAGATCTTGCGCCAAGTGTGCGTGCTCAGATAAACGCAGCTGGTCTTCCAATGAAAAGCATTGGGCTAGAGATGTCTGATCTTCGCCCATATGCTCACATCCAGGGTCAAGGGCCCGTATTAGATTCCGTAGAAGCTTGGCTTAATTCGGTCAGGTTAGGAAATGTTATAAAAGCTCGTGGAACGTCTACCTGCGGCCTAGGTTTACTTCTGGTGGGTAAACCTGGTCACGGAAAGACTACTCTCGCCTCTACGGTCCTCCAGGAGCTTTTAAGAACTATTCCACGGGACGTTATAGGCACGCCGGAAAGGCTTCCCCTCCGTCCGGTGTACTTTACGGATTATCCCAAGCTTCTACGGCTTCAAAAGCGAAATTGGGAAGATGACGGCGAAAGTGAAATTCAAAACCTTATGGATGGGATCTATGGGGATGCGCCAGAACATCTAAACATTAAAGTTTTAGTTTTAGACGACCTTGGTAAGGAGTATCGGACCGCGTCAGGTTGGGCCGAAAATACTTTTGACGCCTTATTGCGGGCTCGCTTTAATGCCGGCCTTCCGACTATAGTAACGACTAACGTGCCTATTAAGGACTGGGGAGATACCTACGGACAACCTATGGGTAGTTTTGTTAAAGAAGCATTTATGCCAATCGTTGTAGAGTCAACAGAAGGAGATCGGAGAGCATTATGACTTGGAGAACAGTTCAGTTTTTTATATCGCTATCAACAGGTGTTAGCGAAGTTCAAATAAATAATGAAGGAAAAATGCGCTGTAGTTGTACTGGATTTAGTTTACGAGCTAAGTGCAAGCACACTACACAAGTTGAGCCCCTTGTAGAGAAAGAGATAAAAAGATACGCCTCTAAATCTGAGGTAGCAGATTCCACTAAATCTCCGGATAAGTTTCGTGATTTGGTACTTCGCTATGGTCAAGTAAAAGTAGGGTAGTAATGAAAGGGGGGGATATCTCAAACAAAGTTCCAATGAGAGTTGTAGTGACTCTTGATTGCATACTAGATCGCAAACCTGCAATGAAAAAAGTTTTAGGTATTCCTGTTTTTAAAGAAGAAGTTACCTACAACCGTCAGTCTTTATCATTGTTTTGGAATTTTGCGGAGAAGTTTGGTTACTCTATGGAGATAGCCGGATTTGGTTATACAAAAAAAGAGATGAAAGAAATACTAGAGGATTTAGATAATATGGGCACAAATCCGTTTAACTACTGCACTGCCTATCAAACAATCTCAGATCTAGTAAGCGAACTGCCCTATCGACCAGAGTTGGTAGGAGTTGTGGATATACCTGAACGCGGTTTAAGATACGGCGGAAAGTTTATTGATATGGGGAGGATTAACAGTGGCAGCTGACAACGAGATTAGATTAATCTCTAAAGCTGTACGCGATAGAGATATATCCGAATTATTAGAGCGCGGATTACAAGACGAGTGGTTTTACGTTGACGAGAACCGTGCCGTGTGGAAATTTATACGACAGCACTGGACTAAATACAGCGAAGTTCCTACAGCCACAACAGTAAAAGATAACTTTCCTACTTACCGCCTTTTAGCTGTTGACGATTCAATTTCATATTTGCTAGATCAGTTAGTTGAATATCGCAAACGTCAAAAAACTATTGAAGTAGTTCAACTTGCTGCAGATGCAGTAGCTGCCGGAGATCATGATTCTGCCATAACGTTAATGGGATCAGGTGTAGCTAAACTTTCTGACGAAGGTGCTTCTCAAACTAGCGACATAGATTTAACTAAAAATACACAGACTCGATACGACGAGTACTTAAACATTAAGACTCGACCAAATGGGTTACTAGGAATTGCTACTGGTTTTCAAGTAATGGATGTGGCTACAGCGGGATTACAGCCAGGTCAACTAGTCACAGTAATTGCCCCACCTAAAACTGGTAAGTCAGTGCTGTCTTTGCAGAGGGCGGTAAATACTCACGAAGATGGGTTTGTACCTTTGTATCAATCTTTTGAGATGAGCAATATGGAGCAGCAGCGTAGACACGACTCTATGCGTGCCCATATATCGCATGGTCGTTTAATACGAGGTGCCCTAACTCCTTTGGAAGAAGCTAGGTACCAAAAAACTTTAGATCATATGGATGGGATGCATAACTTTTATTTGACTGACTCCGTGACCGCAGCAACCATAACCGGACTATCGTTAAAGATTGAAAAGCTTCAACCTGATATCATCTTTGTTGACGGAGTTTACTTAATGATTGACGAGGTTACCGGAGAGGCAAACACCCCTATGGCTTTGACTAATATAACAAGGTCTATGAAACGACTAGCTCAGAAGCATAAAAAACCTATTGTTATGACTACTCAGGTATTGACCCATAAAATGCGTAGAGGTCAAGTTACCGCAGATGCTATTGGTTACTCCTCATCTTTTTACCAAGATTCGGATGTGATCTTTGCTTTACAGAGACAAGATGAAAACGATGATAGTTCAAGATTGTTGCGGATCGTTGCAAGCCGTAACTGTGGCCCTGCAGAAGTGGAGCTACTTTGGGACTGGGAAGAAGGAAGGTTCGAAGAATATGGCTCAGGAGTATCCGTATGATGGCCGTCAACTATGTGCTAAGGAAGATCCGGAACTTTTTTTTCCGCAGGACTACAATAGCCACACTCAGATTAGACTGGCTAAAGATATCTGTAACAAGTGCCCTCTTGTCGTTCCTTGCGCCGATTACGCGGTATCTCAACCGGATCTTGATGGGATATGGGGCGCCACAACGCCACGAGATAGAAGTAGAGTCCGCATTAATAGAAGACGACGTGCACGCGTCTCCTAAATCAATTCGTGAGTTAAAACCTGATTACACGGGCACTATGGATCATGCAGAAGAAATCCATCATGATTGTCCACACTGTGAATCAAACTTATGGAACGTAAAGGTTTCTTTTGAGGATTACGAAATTTCTTCTTACCTTATTCAGATGGAGTGCGCTTTGTGTGGGACGTACGCCTTAGCCCCTACTTTAGTGGATAAGCCCTAATGTTTCGTGACGGAGAAGTAGAGCGCACATTATTACGCCTGAGCATAGTTTCAATCCCTAGAAACCGTGAGCTTGGTGCTATGTGCCCTATGCATGAGTATCGGACTGGAAAGAAAGATAACAATCCGTCATGGTCTATAAACGCAGTAACTGGTGCACACAATTGTTTTTCCTGTGGTTACAAAGGTAACTTACTAACTCTAATATCAGATCTTCTTGAGTACGGGGATCTCGATAAAGCTAAGTCATGGCTTAGAACAGACGTAGAGTTAGATATTGATTTTATATCCCGGCAGTTAGATGAGGCTAGGAAAACCTACATCCATTTGCCTAAGCTCGTACCAATGAGCGAAGCTCGACTAGCTGTCTTTGGAGACGTGCCGATATGGGCAGCTAATGAGCGGGG